AACACGACCATTTTTATCTTATTACGTTAACGCCCGATTTTTTTAATATAGTATAGTAGTAAATATGTCAGCTGCTTTGATTGATCTCGTCTCAGTCGGTGCCCAGGACGTCTATATCACAGGCGATCCTCAAGTCTCTTTTTTTAGACAAAACTATAAACGTCACACAAACTTTTCGATAAAACCAGAACGTATGGATTATATCGGAGTGTTTGGATCGGGGAACGAAGTTTCCATCCCTATCAAATCGAAAGGTGATCTTTTGAGTTACGTGTGGATTGAAAATGCCAATATTAACAATAATAATAGCGATGCCTCTATTTTTAAATCCGCGAATACGACAACACCAGTTGAAACTTCACCAACTGAATTCTCTTTGTGGATTGGTGGTCAAGAAGTGACTAAATTAGATACACTTTTTATTAATACCGTACACAATACTTTGTATAATGAATCTTCGGCGAAAGCGTCGTGTGCCATGACGACCCAAGATACTGGTGATAATGCATCGAATGGGAGTTACATAATCCCATTCTTTTTCAGTGAAGATTGGACGAAATCTTTACCACTCGTCGGTCTTCAATACCACGAAGTTGAAATTAGAATTAAGTGTAGAAATGGTACATTTACTCCAGGTACTAGACCAAAGGTATACGGTTCGTACGTATTTGTCGACACAGACGAACGTGAATTCTTTGCTAACGGTGAACACGAACTTCTCATTACACAAACACAACACCAACCAATGTCTGATTCCGATACGTCGATTGATTTGACCTACTTTAATCACCCAGTAAAGGCCGTTCACATAGCTGCGGGTAACGATTCAGCAGAGGGTGCATCTACATCATATACTTTCACGGATGCGTCTATGTTTATTAACGGTGTCCCACTCTTTGAAAATATGACACACGAATACCATAGAAACGTTGTTCCATCGAGACACTGTTCGGTTCTTAACACTACGGTTGATTCGGAACAAATATATACATGGCCATTCTGTCTTACCATGAACAAGTCCCAACCAACGGGTACCTTGAACTTTTCGCGAATCGATAACGCGAAGATAAATATTAATTACACTGGTTCTACTACAAATGCAAAAATTGATATGATTCGCGCGTATGCGGTCAACTATAACATTCTCAGGATTAAGAATGGTATGGGTGGTATCGCATTTGGTAACTAAATTAGTTCTTACCCGAAGATCCAAAACCTCGTTCGCCACGTTTTGTTTCTTTTAATTCATCAACTTCCTCAATAAGTGGTGTTTCACACTTTTCCAAAATGAGTTGGGCGATTCTATCGCCTTGTTTAATTTCGAACGGTTCACTCCCGTGATTAAACAAGATAACCTTCAATTCACCCGTATAGTCCGGATCAATAACACCAGCACCCGTTTGAATACCGTGTTTTACACTTAAACCAGATCTGGGTGCAATACGACCATACACACCATGTGGTATCGTTGCACAAATACCCGTACTTACAATACCACGTTCACATGCATTGATAGTCATGTTTTCCATGCTATATAAATCGTATCCGACAGATCCAGGGGATGCGCGCGTCGGTAAAGTTGCTTCGAGAGTTAATCGTTTAATTCTAAGTGTTTCCATGTTTTTTATTATTCTAAGAGTTGTTTCTTTAAAACCATTTAAAATATAATTGTATTGTAAATGTCAGTAGAAGTAGTAACTTATGCAAATAAATCAGTTGGTATGTTTGAAGAACTTGTAAATAACGATCACGGCGTTAAAGTAAAAGTTCTTGGTATGGGAAATAAATGGAATGGGTACATTGATAAATCTATTGGTCTATTGAAATATATGGAAACAAAAAAGGATAATGATATAATTGTTTTTGTAGATGGGTTTGATACAAAAATAAATAAAGATATTTCAAACGTTAAGAGTCTTTTTGAAAGTTACGAGTGTAAAGTACTCGTATCTAAGGATCCCGAACTTATGAATAAATTTGGTGAAATATTTGTTTTTGGTAGTTGTAATAATAGTAACGTCGCAAATGCTGGTATGTACATGGGTTATGTCAAAAACCTTAAAATCATTTTAAAAGAGTCTATACAAATGAAATGTGTAGATGATCAGGTTAATTTAAATGCTTTATGTAAAAAATACAATTTCATAAAAGTTGATGATAAAGAACTAATTTTTAAAAATTTTAGTCCTTTAGATAAAGAAGAAAGTGTAAATGCAACATTTATTTCTTTTCCAGCTAGTGCAAATGAAAGTAGGTGGTTTAGAATGTTAACAGAATATAACCAATTTTATTACATTTACATTTTGTTAATAAATATCACTTTACTCGCAGTTTTTCCCAAAAAACAAAATTATTTATTGAGTTCTTTATTATTTTTTACTACCTTTTACGTATTTTACGCCGATAAAAGTTGTACAACAGATTAAAATACACAACAAAAACAACACTAAATCTTCGACAGATACTTCATAACTCAATACAGGTATTCGAAACATGCGGTAATCTTTGTAGTGACAAGCGGTTTTTTCACCTCTATTCACTACTTTTTCTGTAATTTTATCATATATTTTGTTACAATATCTATTATACCTATTTGAACTCATTTCACCACTCATTTTATATTCCTCATCTGTCCAAAATGAATTTTTTCTATCTATTTTTTTATTTAGCTTTTTCATTGCTGTTGTTTGTACATCATAATGAAAAGAATGTTTATAGTTTATTATTTTTTCTGCACCGTCTCGTGTAATAAAATATGCAGCGGTCGAACCAGATAATAAATAAGGAATACCACCCTCTTCTGGGCATACACCGTCACAATGTAAACTTAAATAGTCCCAACCTATATTTTCGAGTTTCTTTTCCAAGTGAGCAACGTTAGTAAATAAAGGAAATGCATCATCTTCTAATATAAGAGCAAATTCATTTGTATCGTTCTTTAAAAAATGTTTAAGTGCCTGTATATGACTGTATGTACATCCAATAGCAGATCTAGGCTTTAATAAAGGTGTTGTTCGAACAAAATGTTTTTGTAATTCACTCTTATCAATATCTTCAAATCTATACGCACTGATACGAATTGGATATATCTCAACTTCATTAAGTTTCTTTTTCTGAACATCATACCGTTTTTTCTGTGAATCCAAATTTACAACGTACGTATTAAAGTTCATTTATTTATGTAAATATTATATTTTACACTTAAGAGATGTAAAAATAAGCCATGCAATAATATGATCGACTGAATAATGTTCTCTAGAAGCCACGGAAAACAGGGATGTTAATATTGGCCATACAGGCCATAAAGGTGAACCTACATAATACGATGATATTATATTGACCGTGGCGTGCCCAGAAAACATATAATCGTTACAAAAACCAAATGGTGGTTTTAACTTACACTCTTTTGATGAAGGTAATGTCGTTACATAATTAGATAAAGCTCTAAATGTATACATAAAAATGAACATAGTTAAAAATTTTTCACGTTTTGGTGTTCCCCATGATCCCCATGAAAAAAGAACAGAAAATATAGGAATAATTAATGCATAATCACCCAAATGATCATATTTTTGTAAATTTGGTAATAGTTTAAATCCTAAATCGTATACGGGATCACCTTCTTTCACATTCCTTTTATACGAAGCGGTATATCCGATTAAAACATTCAACAGTAAAGCTAATAAAAATAATATGTATATAAACATTTTTTACTATTTATATATACTGAGAATATATTTATAAGTATAAAAAAATAATACGTATATTTAGAAATGAGTCTTAAGATTATTATGGGTAACATGTTTTCAGGAAAAACGTCCGAACTTATCCGACGTTTAAAACGGTACAAAGTTATAGGTAAACGTATTCTCGTTATAAACTCTAAAAAGGATACGCGCGCATCAGAAGATGTTTTACGTACCCATGATAATGTTCGTTTCGATTGTATAAAAACAAATACTCTCGATGAAGTTGATTTTTCAGATGTCGACGTTATAGCTATGGATGAAGCTCAGTTTTTCACGGATCTTAAAAAGTTTGTGGAAAAGGTTCTCGATTCGGGTAAAACGATTTTACTCGCGGGTCTTGATGGGGATTATAAACAAAGAAAATTTGGTGAACTCATAGACTGTGTACCTCTCGCCGATAAAGTGTTTAAAATATCGGCGATGTGTATGGAGTGTATGGATGGAACACATGGACCTTTTACAAAACGTATCGTACAAAATGATGAACTCGAACTTGTTGGTGATCACGACATGTATAGAGCGGTGTGTCGAAAACACCTTTAGATTAGAAACGATTAATATCTAAAATAAGAACAACACGTTTTTCTTCGCCAGTTTTATCAACGCTATGGTGACGTGCGTGATCAAAAAGAACATCTTCACCAGGTTTATGTTGATGAATATCAAACTCAGTGGTAAGATTACTTGTTCCTTCGAGTGTTAAGTGGTACCGTAACTGTAAATTACTCTCGGCACGGTGTGCTGGTATAGACATTGATCCTTCCATGACCGCAATCATGGCATGATCAACACATGGTACAGTTTTTAAAAATGCGTATAATTTCGGAAAATCGTGTATTTTATAGTAATAATATTTTTGATTATATTCAAACCATGGATCAAGGTCATGGAAATAATACTTTTGTTTATTTTTACATAAGGTATCGTATTCATTTTTTATATCAAAAAAGTGTTTCTGTATCCTCCATAAACCCGTGAAATCGTCTACAGAGTAATGCGGTTTATAAAAAAATAAATCTACGATTGAATTTCGTATACCAACGAGTGGACGTAAAGGTGTTTGGAAATACAATCTATCTATAGGCGATTTAAGGTAATCATTCAATATCAATAGTATTGGTATCATGAAAATCCACATTTTTTTTGTGTATATATAATAAATGCCAGGATATAAAGGAAAAGAATACTACGCACCAGTACAAACACCAGATGTTAACAAATTAGAAAAACGGTTTCTTGGTTTGACCGATATTCAAATCGGATTATTTAGCTTACCTACCATCGTTATTATAGGTTCGGT